GAGTATTCGCTGTGGCCTTGTGATAGTTTGTGAATAGCAACCGCTGAGTCAGAACAATGTTGGGCAATTGATAAAGCCGCTCTCCACAAAGGCTCTTCGAGAGTTGTCTGATTCTTAAAGGCATTGGCAATCTGTTCGCAACCTTCTCCGTTTAACGACTTGATTAGGATTGTTTTGAATTTGGACTGGTAGTTACCCATCAGTGCCAAAGTCATCGGATCCATCTGCCGAACGGTTGGCCTTTCTCCCGGTATGTCCAGTATGTCCGGCGCAGGGAGTTTAGATGCAAACGACTCTAAGTTGATCCGCTTACCCGCCACTAGCACTTTAGTAGGCAGGGGGTTCTGAGGGTCTTTGAAGTTTAATGTCTCGGGTATCCGCAGTATGCGTGCTACGTCTGCGGTAACGGCGGGGTCTGCTTCAAACTTGTGCTCTTGACATATAGCCTTTAACCGCTCTGCTATGGGCTTCCACGCTTCGCGTGCCAAGGGTTGTTCGAGCACCCAGTAGGCGTGTAGTCCGCGCCCTGAATTCACAATTATGGTGGGCTTGGGTAGATTGGTAGCCGCTAAAAAGTTCAGTAGCCCTTCCATACCTTCTGATTGGTCGGCGTAGGTTTTGTTTGCACCGCAGTCAATATCCACAAAGAACGAGTTAAGTTCTTTAGCGTTGACAACTGTGCGCCCTTCGTCCGGGGACTGGAAGTTTGCTAGAGCAAAATAAGCGTCATAGCCTTTGTGCGCCATCGCATCGGCGTAGTCACTTACCTCATCAATCGACTCTACGAAAACTTGTCTTGGCTTTTTGTCTTTACTCAGCCCCACCACACAGTATTGTCCTGTGGGTGGAAGTACTACCGATAAGAAATCTGTCCTTGAAAACATAGCCGCCATCAATTAATGCGCCGTCGTTAAAATAAGAGAGGCAGGGATAGGACGGCGGACTACCCTTTTCGGGTGCCCCCTAGCCTTCTTAAACTTGTTACGCACTCAGTTTTGCAACTAACTTCTCCACTGTCTCTTTGTGCGTATCTGTTACGTTGGTCTTACCTTTGAACCAGTGATACACCGTCATACGAGTAATTTTTACAAACTCGGCTACGTCATATACTGGAATGTCGTTCTTGATGCAGAGTTGGCCTAGTTGAACTCCTAACTTGGTTTGATCTGCATCATTCACGGCTTGGATGAATTTTTTAGTGTAGCCACGCGACATGGCACTCTCCTTTAGTCATCCCACTCTTCGAGGATTTTGTTGAGATCCTTCTTCGGTGCAGGTGCTTCTTCTTTCTTAGTTGCACGCTTGGTAGGTTCTTCAACAGCCTCGACTTTTGATGTTTCCTGAGCGGGAAATTTTGGCTCTTCTCGGGGGGCCTCGACATTCGATATTTCCCGAGCGGGAACTTCTGAGTCTACACCATCCGCCTGAGAGACCGTCATAGTAATGGCCTTGATTGCATCTCCGGTTTTACCCTTACTTACGGCGGCATTGAACTCCGCAGTCTCCAAGAACTTTACTGGCTTGAAAGTCAATTTCGGGGTGGCACTGTTAGTGTCAAAGCGCATCTCGGTTACAACCGACGTGATGGGTACGCCTTTACTTCCAATCATCTTGGCATACGTCTGTAAAGGCCACTTGCCCGGCTCACCTTCGCCAAAGATTGACTGGCTTGGTAGGGTAAGTTGGTATACGTCCCCATTAATGTCGTTCTCCAAGACAACTGCTAAACGCTGAGAGAAACGGCACGCACGGCTATCGCCCTGCCCGGAACCTTTGATGTTCTGTGGGCAATCTTTGCAGATCTTAGACTGTGGTGCTTTTGCTTTTGCATCGGGTACTTCACCATCAGCAGACCAACAATCGGGAGCGGATGCTACGCCCTTCTTGTATACACCTGCATAGAATGTACGAGACACCTTTGGTGCGGCGGCAACGATAACAACATTCATCACACGCTCTTCATTGCGTGCAATCTCTTTACCGTTAACCATCATTCGCCATACACCACCCTCGATGGAAATACGTTTTGTACCCCCTCCACCACCCATAAGGGCTTTGGTCGTCTCATCTATCTCGACTTCGCGCAGGTGCGCAGGTAGGTTTTGATTCAATAATGCTAAGTCACTCATGTTTTTCTCCTAATAGAGATTGTGTATTTGCTATCCACATTTAGCCCCGGTGGAAGCAAATCGGGGTTTTCTTCAAGAAACGTAGCCATATTGGTTTGCGCAATGCGCTTCTCCAACAACTCCGGCGTTTGGTGTTCCAGTAGAAACTTGTGAAACGAGTGCCAATCGTTTGTCCAAAACCGTTTTGATACTCGACGACTTACCGTACCAAATTCAGTTTTGAAACCATCAGCACCCATTGTTTTGCAGATCTCAAGTAACTTATTTGAAATCAATTCTTGAGATTCTTCTAGTTGTTGATCTTCGGTTTCATACGCATCCGTGAGTTGCTTGCGCTTGTCTCGGATTTTGATATATGCCTTGACCAATTTATCGGCAGACACGTCGTCCATTTTCACTCTCCATATAGTTATGTTTGATAATACTAATCATGATGTTTTACTTTGTCAAGCCTCCTCCAATAAATTTTTATAAAGGTCTACTACTCTAGTATGAATATCCACCTTCGCTTCGAGCATTGCGTACATACGCTTCTCAACATGAGATCCCTGAAGATGTACTACGGTGCAAGGGTTACGCTGACCAGCGCGGTGTACACGTGCGTTCGCCTGTAAATAAGTTTCCACAGACATAACGGGCGACCAGTACACCACCACGTTTGCAGCGTGCAAAGTAACTCCATGAGATGCCGCTTGCGGTTGTATGACTAGCACCTTTGGGTTTGGCTCGGTTTGGAACCGATTAAAAATATCTGTACGTTTGTTGACAGATACGGCACCGCTAATAATCTCTGAGGTGTACCCATCTTTTATAAGTTCTTCGTGCACAATCTGAATAGCATGTCGGTACGGGATAAATACAATTACCTTGTGTGATGCTTCGTCTATAACTTCTTTTAGGGCGGCAATACGATTAGAGGCGTCGAACGCTATGACTTCTCCACTATCCGAATAGACTGCACCGCCTGACAGTTGTAGTAATTTGTTAAGGTTTGCTGCTGCATTTACCGTAGTAATTTCCTCGCCTGCCGCAGTTGCCACCATGTGTTTACGGATGGTTTCGTAGTACTTCTGCTGTTGGGCGGTGAGGGGCACTTGACGGGTAACGTAGGTCATATCCGGTAGGTCAAGGCACTCTTCTTTGGTATAGCGGATGGCGGGTTGCAAAGCCTGATGCACTATGTCTTCGGCTCGTGGGCGAGGAACCCACTTAAACTGTGTAATCTTTTGCATCACCTGATCTTTGAACGAACCAAAGAACCGAGGCACACTTGACGGGTTTACTATCTTTGCAAGCCCATACGCATCGGTAGGTGCCTGTGCCGCCGGAGTTCCTGTTAGCATCCACACCCATGTGTTTGCTTTGATAACGGAGTTCAGAGTTTTCCAACGCTTCGTGGCTACAGTTTTGTAGGCGTTTGCTTCGTCAACTACGATTAGATCAAAGTCACTTTCGTTGACCGCATCTTTAACAATCTCAAGCCCATCAAAGTTACAGATAACAAAGTCAGCATCAGACTTGACTGCCTTGATTCGTTTGTCTCGTGAGTAACTGTGTGCAACCTGAACCGTGCGGTGCATAGCGAATCTAAACAAGTCGTTGACCCACGCAGACTCCATGATTGACAACGGGCAGAGCACTAGCACCCGTTTAATAAGCCCTAACTTTATCAGGTAGTCAGCCGCCCAAATCACACTACCCGTCTTGCCTGTACCTTGCTCGTTAAAACAAAACGCACGGCGATGCAACGTGAGAAACTCTGCGGTAGTTTTTTGATGATCAAAAGGTTTGTACAGACCGGGCCAATCGTAATGCGCAATGATGGGTGAGGGCACGTTCCGAATACGCAAGTTCTTTAACACCTGCGCTTCTTCAAGCCCCCACTTCACTAGCACTTCGCCTGTGTCCAACACTTTGCTGCGAGGAATAACCGTGGTAATACGGTTGGGTTCCTTTACTTTTAACAACAATGCTTTATTTTCTAATATTTGCAATTCACTCTCCGCCAAGACGCCGATAGGCCGAAAGTGATGTTTTCACTTTCAGCCCAAAAAACTACGACTACTGTAAAACTGCTACTGCCTAATTCTACTTCTTTTTCTTGTAATTGCGTGCACGATTTTTATTAGGGGATTCCAGTACGTAACCATCTTTATTTGTACCGCCCTTACTCAAGGCAACTTTATGGCTAACATCTTTACCAGTGCGGTCTACACCTTTCTTATCCAACTTACGTCTAGCACGTTGCCGCTCCATGCGATCTTCGTGCTCACCCCGTGATTTCTGCATTTCATACTCATGCTTGTAGGGGCGTGGCGATTTAGTGTAAGGCATCAGTGGTTCTTTCCATTGTGTAAGCAGTTAACTACCGCACAGTACTGTTTGCAGGAGAAGTTCGGCTTGGGGTTCCAAACGTCGTTCTCATAAGCGGCCTCTAGCTGCTTGGTTTCATTTAGCCATTTTACCCACGGTTCGGATTGTTGGCTACCCTCATAGTCCACCTTCACAAAGTCACTAGCCACCAAAAACAGCAGCCCACCCTTAACAAGTTTAATGTTAGGTTTATGTTTGAATAGCGCCAAAGACAGTATCTCTAACTGTTTGGTGTCCGCATACCGGGAGGATTTACCCGTTTTATAGTCCACCATATAGGCTTTGTCGCCCTTAATAATCACTAGGTCAGCCACCCCCCTCCACCACACATCCTTGTCGAAAAAGTCGCAGGGCTTTAGATCTCGGGTTAACCCCATCCTATATTCACATAAGAATTCTCCACCCTCACCTAATGTCTTTAGTAGATCAAGGGAGTCTTTTATGAACGCAAACTGGGGCGGCAGGGGCGTATCCTTCCCAATATAAAACTCAGCCGCTTCATGCAACTGCTTGCCATACATCAGGGCATCGGTTTCAGGCTCTTTGTGATCCTTTGCCACCCGCAGGTGGTAGTACTTTTTAGGGCACTGTTGGAATAAAGAGAGGGAGGAGTACGACCAAGTGTATGGTTTCATTCTTGAATATGGCTATTTATAGCCGCCTTCATCATCCGAAGTTCGACTATAACAAACTCTACCTTACCTGCCGCTTCTCCAAACTTCTTTCTATTAAGCAATTCAACGACTTCCTTAAGATGTTTCTTTGCCTCAAGTTCGTGGCAAGCGTAATCAAGTTTCACCATAACTCTCTCCGTATCCTACTTCACAGTTCAAAGGTAGATCTTTACACCAATCCGGTCTCCAACGCATACATTCTTCCACATATTTTACCGCCTCTTCCCGCTCCCCGGCAGGGGCTATGCAGGCTACGGCATCGTGGACTGTCAAGACCACTTGGTACTTCTTGCCGATTTTTAGCATTTGCTCCGCTATGATGCACCTTGCTATGGCTTGGCAAACATTCTCAATAACCTTGCCCCCATAGATTTTGGTGAATCCGGCTCTAGTTTTATAGGCATACTGACCTTCTGAATCTTTTGTAAGTTCGGGGTATCGTAGAAGCAACCCGGACGGTAGTCGTATGCCTTTGTCTCCCTCGATACCAAGAACATCGGGGTATTTGCCAATTGGAGAAGTTTGATTCGTGAGGATAGCATCAAGTGCGCTTTGCGCTTGTTTCCATAACGCGGGGATTGCAGCATAAGTTTGTCGATACACATCGATGATTCGCTTGGCTTCCCCCTCATCGACCTCAACCCCGAATGTCTTAAGCTGTGCGCTAAACTTGTTAGCACCCATCCCATATCCAGCACCAAGGATCGTTGTCTTTCCGACAAACCTCTCATCCTTTGTAATTTCGTCAGCTTCCTTCGCATAGATAGCTGATGCCATAATCTTGTATACATCTTCACCTTTCTCAAACGCTTCTACCAAATCAACTTGTCCCGCCAACCACGCAACCGTTCGCGCTTCGATCTGAGAAGAATCCGCATCGATAATTACATAGCCCTTGGGTGCACGTATTGCATTTTTTAATTTACCTGCGTTGTTACCACGTGCGGGTAAGTTTTGTAAATTTACTTTGTCGTCACCACCCCACCGACCTGTATGGGCGGCGTAGTACTTTAACGGGACGGGCATGCGCCCACGCTTGGCAATATCAATAAACCTCTGCGTACGTGTTTCTTCAAGCGTAGTTTTGTTTCCAAGTCTAGCCGCAACCAAAGTTTGAACGCGGGGATCGGGATGAGAAGCCAGTTCTTTGAAGCCCTCATCGGTCTTGGCAAACGCCCACGCTTCTTTACCTGTCTTTGCACTAGTCTTGCGGGGTAACATATCAGCAGATTTAAATACTAACTCTTCAGTATCTTTGTCTTTCAACGCCAGTAGCAGTTCTGCAAACTTGTCATTGGACATCAAGTCATCTTTGTTTGCTGCCGCCGCTTCAAGTAACTTTTCTTTCTTAACCTTTACATCATGCAAGTGTTGTTCGAGCAGGGGTAGGTCAAGCATCAACGCGGGGTGCGTGAACATTCGTAATGTACAGTCAATGACTTTAAGTTCTCTAGCGGGGAACCCATCACTAAGTATTTGAAAGAGGCTATAAGTGAGATCAACGTCATTCCGACAATAAGCACCGTAACTGTCCATTTCCTCACGATTAAAATCACTTCGACGTTTGCCCAACGCATTTATTACCTCCGTTCCTTTTTCACCCAGTTCGTACTTCTTCGCCAAAAACGCAAGGCTACCCCCCACATCCACCCCGTGAGTTGCACGCGCCATACAAAGAGTATCCAACCAACCCTTCGGCTTAATCCCAAAATACCACGACAGTATTGCCCCATCAAAGGCGGTGTTGTGCGCGAGTACAAGGGCATTTGCCCAGTCGTACTGGTTAAGAAATTCCTGAGTCTCCGCTTTGGTACCGGAGAACCACGTCGTTTCACCTTCATCTACCTTGACCCCCACACCAATAACTTCAAACTCATCGCCCCGTATGTACTCCTCGGTAGTCATCTTCGACAGACTATATTCACGGCTGTAATACGTTTCAAAATCTACTGTAATGATCACTTAGTTTTACCTTCTTCCCCTAAAAACTTCTGTACTTTCTTAAACGCTGACCCCTCAAGCACAAACTTCTCACGCATATCTTCGGGATTAGATTGCAACTTGATCATCTTCTTCTGTATAAGATCTTTAGTGACACGGTAATGGATGGTCGCAGGTGATGCAATCCTAAACTCATGCACCAAGTCTGTAATCCGCACCGTGCGTTCTTCGTCCCATCGGCTCTGCGCCGCAACGAGCAATTGTAAGTCTAACAGATCAAGATCAAACTCAGTCTTGATTGCCCCGATTGTGTTTACTAAATTATTCAACTTCATTTTATTCCCTTCAATGCGTAATAAAAAACAGGCCGTTTAGAATCTGAACCTCT